GGATTATAAATACTAATAGTATAAATCTTAGGAGATTGTTAAAATGACAATGAATATTGAAGCATTCAAATCCCAACTATCTGGTGGTGGAGCCAGACCGCATCTCTTCCGAGTTGTTGTTGGTTTCCCTAGTGTAGCTAGTGGCTCTATTGCTGGGGCAATTGGTTCGGGTATCGCATCAACTGTTGGTGCAGCTGCTGGTGGTGCCGCGGCATCATTGGCTGGTGGTGTTGCTGGTGCCTTGGGCGCCGGAGGTCCTGCCGGAAAAATGGAATTTCTTTGTAAGGCAGCATCGTTGCCTGCAAGTACTATCGGAACAATTGAAGTGCCTTTCAGAGGCCGAATCTTGAAAATCCCGGGTGACCGAACATTTGCCGAATGGCAACTTACTATTCTTAATGATAATGACTTTGCCATTAAGAACGCATTTGAGGAATGGATGAATCTCATTAATTCTCATGTCGGGAATGTTGGCCCATCAGGTATTTTGGCNATTACTCAAACACTTAGAGTAGATCAATTGGACCGATCCGGTGGAACTTTGAAATCATACGAGTTCCAAAATGCTTGGCCATCTGAAGTCGGCGAAATTGGTTTGGATTCATCTTCAACCGATACGATTGAAGAGTTCCCGGTTACTTTCCAGTATAGCCATTGGGTATCTGATACAACTTCCTAAGATTCGGCATACATATATTATTAGCTTAGTGAAGGAGTATCATAATGCCACTTGATTTGTTTGGCTTTACAATTAAGAGAACCAAAGCAGAAGAATTAAAATCTGATGTTGGTAAGAGTTTTGTGTCGCCCGATCTTGATGACGGAGCACAAGTTGTTACCGTTGGTGGTGGGGGTGTTGTCGGGCAATTTATGAGTTTTGATACTCCGACCCAATCACCTGCCGATCAAATAAAAATGTATAGAAATCTGGCACTCAAACCAGAAATTGAACTTGCAGTAGAAGATATTGTCAATGAAGCTATCGTTACAGCTGAGAGAAAACTGCCTGTTCAAGTGATTCTTGATAATGTTGATCTTTCAGATAATATTAAAACGAAAGTGGCGGATGAATTTGATAATGTATTGAAACTTTTAAAGTTCCAATCCCGAGGTCATGAGATATTTCGTAAATGGTATGTTGATGGCCGTATTTATTACCATATGGTTATCAATGAAAAGAATAAACCCAAGGGTATTCAAGAATTGCGACCTGTTGATCCCCTGAAAATGCAAAAAATNCGGGTTGAACATAAGAAAAAAGACCAAAAATTAAATGTTGATGTTGTAACTGGATATAGTGAATTTTATCTATTCAACCAAACAGGTGTCGGTGGTGCCGGCGATCAAACTGGTGTAAAAGTTTCTAAGGATTCTGTTGCCTATGTCCCATCCGGATTGTTTGATTCGTCAAAGAAAAATGTTCTTGGATACTTACATAAGGCCCTCAAACCAGCCAATCAACTTGGCTTGATTGAAGATGCCTCAATTATTTACAGAATATCAAGGGCACCCGAACGGCGTGTATTCTATATTGATGTCGGCAACTTGCCTAAAACCAAGGCCGAACAATATTTGAAATCTATTATGACTCGTTACAGAAGCAAGTTAATGTATGATGCTTCTACGGGTGAAATAGCAGATAACAAACACCATCAATCTATTCTTGAGGATTTTTGGTTACCTCGCCGAGAAGGTGGTCGGGGAACCGAGATTTCTACTCTTGATGGTGGGGCGAATCTTGGGGAAATTGAAGATATTGTATATTTCCAGAAGAAATTATATCAGGCATTGAATGTCCCAGTTTCCCGGTTGAATCCCGAAGAACAAAAAAATGGCTTGGGACGAGCAACCGAAATATCAAGAGATGAACTGAAATTTTCTAAGTTCATTGATAAGTTGCGAAACAAGTTTGCCGGATTATTTTTGCAGATATTGAAAACCCAGCTTGTTCTGAAAAGGATATTGAAAGAAGCAGAATGGAATGAGATTGCTGATGATATTCATTTCAATTTCTTGCGGGATACCTTCTTTACAGAACTGAAAGAAGCAGAATTACTNCGGGAGAGAATGGANACCTTACAAAGCGTCAATGATTATATTGGCCGGTANTATTCTGTTGAGTGGGTGCGNAAAAACATCTTGCGACAAACTGATGCCGAAATGGCAGAAATTGATGCACAGATTGCNNAAGAAAAGGATGATGGATTACTTACATCTATCAATGATACAGATATTGTGAACGGTAGAGTAGATACCGTTGCAAATATGGATGCCTTGATTGACCAGGGTTATTATTCTAAGACCTGGATCCGTAAAAACATCTTGCGGCAGACAGATGAGGATATTGCAGAAATTGATAAGCAAATTGCTGCGGACCGTGCTGCTGGTGATAATGATCCGGCCGGGGCAGATGATACAACCGGGGATTTTTAAATTAAATACATACCTTTGAGGAAATTTTATGCCTATTGATACAGCACAAGTAATACAATCAGATGTCATCAGTGAAAATGCCAGGTTTGTTGCCCGTACTATTGTTGAGATAGTTGCTTCGGGAGCATCCTCATATACTATTGCTGCGGGAACAAATGGGGCTGTTGATGGTGCTGGTAATGTTCCGGATTTTAGTAACTTGCCAATAGGAACAACAGCCGCAAACACGACTCTGGGTTCTGTTATATTTTCTGTTTCTGCCCTTACTGCATCAAGTCATATTGATATTATTAATAAAGGGACATCCGACGAAACTATTTTGTCGTTGTCTGGAACAGATGATTGGAATTTTGTGCCTCTTGATGGGGGAAGTCTTGGGTTGCCCAATGGTGCGGCCGGAGCAAGTGGTGATGTGTTTATTAATCCTGTTGGTTTTGGACCAGATGATTCATATTCAGTAATTTTAGAGTATTTGTATTGAGGAAATATTATGCCAAATAATGATAATTTAAAAAACATGATTGCGGCCGCAGTAGAAAAGAAAGCTACTGAGTTCAATAAATCATTCAACGATGAAATTAATACGAGGATCCTTACTGCTATTACACAGGAACGAGAATCCATAGCAAGTAATTTAGGGACCCCTAAGGAAACAACTGAGGACGAATAATGTATCTGATTACAGAAATGACGGAAAAAGTAAAATACCTTGTAGAAGGTAAAGGATCCAATAAGGAATACTTTATTGAAGGTGTTTTTATGCAGGCCGAACAAAAGAATCGTAATGGTCGTGTATATCCTAAGGATACATTATTTAATGAAGTTGATCGGTATGTAAACGAAAGTGTTAAAAAGAACCGTGCCTTGGGTGAATTGAATCACCCGGATGGCCCTACTATTAACCTTGATCGTGTATCGCATATGATTAAGGAACTTCGTGTAGAAGGTAATAATATTGTGGGTAAAGCTAAGGTCCTTGATACACCTCATGGAAGGATTGTGAAGAGCCTTATTGATGAAGGTGCGACACTTGGGGTTTCTTCTCGTGGTATGGGTTCAATGAAAACCCTTAAAAATGGTGTCAATGAAGTACAAGATGATTTTTCTCTTGCTGCTGTTGATATTGTTGCCGATCCAAGTGCCCCGGGTGCCTATGTGAACGGGGTATATGAAGGAAAACAGTGGATACGAAACGAACAAGGATTGTTTGTTGAGTGTATTGTAGAAGAAAAAGAACCTATCAACGAAGAAGCGTTGATGAAAAAATTTCAGAGATTCGTCGCCGGACTTTGATTCCCTAAAATCGTCGGCGTATAAATAATAATAACCAATCCTTATTAATGGAGCAATTTAGATGTCAAAAGTAACAGACCCAATTGAAGCAGCCAGAGCAATTCTTGAAGGCCGAACCCTTGAAGTTGATGAAATCCTTGACGAAGATGAAGTTGAAGTTGAGGAAGGCAAAGGCAAAAAGAAAGCCTACGAAGAAGAAGATGACCTTGATGAAAAGGTTGATGATGATGAAGAAGATGATGACGAAGAGGAAGATGATCCTGATGAGGATGATGAAGTTGATGAAGATGAGGACCTTGATGAAGATGATGAGGACCTTGATGAAGAACCGGCTGTTGTTTTCCAAAAGAAAAGCAAGCATAAATCATTCCGATTAACCAAAAAGGATAAAAAGAATGAAGAAACTGATGAGGTTGATGAAGATGAGGACCTTGATGAAGAACCGGCTGTTGTTTTCAAAAAGAAAAGTAAGCATAAATCATTCCGATTAACCAAAAAGGAAGGATTTGAGATGTCAGATGATATGAAAGAAAAAATCAACGATCATGTAGAAGCACTTTTCTCTGGCGAAGAACTGTCAGAAGAATTTAAAGAAAAGGCATCCACTATCTTTACCTCTGCTATTCACGAACGGATCGCTGAAACATATACTGACCTTTCTGAAGCATTTGATGAAAGAATGACCGAAGAAGTAAAGAGTATTACAGAATCATTGACTGAAAAAGTAGATGATTATCTGAACTATGTTGTCAAAGAATGGATGACAGAAAATAAACTTTCTGTTGATCGTGGTATCAAGGCAGATATTGCCGAGGCACTTATTGGTGACCTAAGAACCGTATTTGAAACACACAATGTTTCGCTTCCGGAANNAAAACTTGATATTCTTGAACAGGTTACCGAAAAGGCAGAGGACCTTCAAAGTAAACTTGATGACCAAATTGAAAAAACCATTGAACTCGCAAAAACCATTACTGAACATCGTTGTAATGAGGCATTCGCTGAGGTATCTGGTGGTTTGGTTGATACAGAAATCGAAAAACTGCGATCACTCGCAGAAGGTATCGAATTTGAGGATATTGACCAGTATCAAGAAAAACTTGAAGTGTTGAAAGAAAGCTACTTCAATAAAGATAACCCCGATGCTTCCAACTATGAAGAAGAAGTATTGAACGAAGAAGAA